CCCCTAGGCGCATTCCGAATTGAAGCTGATCCCACGCATCTGGCTTATCCCATGCCGCCAGCTCGTCACACCAAGCGCCGTGGTGCTGCGGGCCGCGAAGTCTGTCCGGCTCCTCAGCTGAGAACAATTTAATTTTAGAACCGTTGGTCAGCGTAATCTCACCGATAGAGCGGTTGTAGGTTTTGACAGCCTGATAGCGGTTAAGAACTGCCACGATTCCCGAGACACCCTCAGCGCAGGTGTCGCGCACATCGGCGTAAGTTTTAGCGACTATCGCCCAGCGGGTTTTCGGATTCGTCACTGCCTGATACGCCAGCCACTCCGATCCCGTCCGAGTCTTCCCCCAGCCGCGCCCCGACAGAATCAGCCATGTCTGCCACGGAGTCTCCGGCGGTAATTGCGACAATCTCGCCTGTATGTTCTGCCACTGAACCCTCGCCTGAGCTTTCCTCAGCGTTTCCTTCGAGTAGCGCGGCAAGGTCTCGGACAGCTCTGTCAATGCTTTCATCACCGTCCCATGTTGTTATGTCTTGTGTAATCTTAATTGGCAAGTCTAAGCCGAGCAATCTCGCACGGCGCTCCATGAGGCGCACGATGGTATTCACGGAGGCGTTATCTCCCTGCATGGCTTTAGGCCAGAGCGCCAGCTGCAGGCGGTCAATTCGGTCTAATTCGGCCTCACGAAGCTCATCGGCGGGCTGTTGCATCGTGCGCTTGATAGCCCGCTTGTAAGCCGCGTAAGCGCCCGTATGGTCGGCGTAGCCTGTTTCTTCGGCTATTCGCTGCCAAGTGAGCCCAGCGCGGCGTAGCTCCAGCACCTTGATCTCTTTATCTACCAGCTCAGGGCTGGGAACGGCTGCATTGTGATTTGGCATGGATAGATTACTTACGATTCACGATGCTTGTAATTACAGGCGGCAAGGGCTTTACTGTGGGCATGGCTACCAAGACAGAGGCATATTTCAAGATTCAATTTAGAGACCCGATCTCGCTGGCATGGAAAGACATCCAGAAGGCATTTGCATCAGCTGAGGAGGCACAGGCAGCATTTGCGCCAGACAAAGAGTGCCGAGTTATGTGCATCACTCCGAAAGGTCGCTTTCCTCTTTAGGGTGGAGCCCGGAAGTCGGAGTTGCACCGCTATCTTCTGACAGGGAGTCAGACGCATCGCTCTTTATGCTTCCCGGGCGTGACCCTTTGTACATCCTAGCACCGGCTTTTTCAATTTCGCTAAACGGCAAGATGGGAACAGTCAGTCTTTTCCTTGCGGCAGGATTCAAGAAATAAACATACCGAAGCTGAAACCCCTCGGCCTTTTGCGCCCCGATGCTGGCAAGAAACTTGTGGCTTGATTCCGTTCCTGTCTTGCCCCACTTCTTTTGCAGATCCGAAGAAACGCCTGTGGTGAAATTTATATCTGCGGCATATTCCCCGTCAGGCAACCGCCAGATTGTTTTGTTTCTATTTATCTGCGTGAGAACGAAGCCAGAAGCTCGATAGATAGTGCCGTCTCCGCATTGAGTGCCATCAGCAAAAGAGATCACCCATTCAAGGTGAGGTGCGTGCTTTTTAAGCATTTTGAGCGCGATGCCTATGGCTCGGGATTCACTATTGCGGGGCAGGGCATCTGAGAACGCCATCCGATTCAGCTCAACAAACCCGTTCCATGCGGTATCTCGCACTAACCCCTGAGTTTTGCGCTTATCCATGGATGGGCCAAATTGCAGCGCTCCTTCTAGCTTTCCGTTATAGAAAACCCCGATGTGGATTTGAGAGTTGGGCGCAACCTTCTTTGAGTAATGCACGCGCCGAACGAGAGCGTTGGCCTCTTGCGAGGTTATAGGCTTTAAGATGATGTCTTTAGCGCTCATACCTGCATACCTAAGAACAGCTCAGCCATGCGCGTTAAAGCGTTGCCGTTTTTGTTCGTATTGTCCGATTCGGGAAATTCGCCAAGCGCAAGAGAAGCAGAGAGCGCGTTGTTCACGATTTCTACCTGCTCATGGCTTAAAGTGAAAGTCACTTGCTGGAAAGGAGATTGCTCCTTGGCGGTGCTGTCAAAGGCATCTGACCAATCATCGGCGGAAGGCGGCGCAACTTCCGTGAAGCCAAGCTGAGCAATATCCCAGCCCGAGTCTTGCAGCTCCAGAATTTGCTTTGCTAACTCGCTTTCATCCCACTCAGCCAGCTCAGCCGAGCGATTGTCCGCTAGGGCATAGGCCTTGGCGGTTTCATCATCCCAATCGTCTGGCACGGCGGTGATCTCTATCTCTTTCCATCCTAAAGACTTGGCAGCTTCAACCGTTCCGTTGCCGGCAAGGATGATCCCGCGATGCACAACGATGGGCTTGCGCTGGCCAAACTTATTTAAGGACGCGGCGATTGCTTCGAGGTTGCGCGCCGAGTGCTTGCGAGCATTATTCGGATCGAGGTTCAGGCTCTCGATTGCTACCTTTTCCAATTTCATTGACCGCCTCCAGTCGAGCATCCAACAAGTTATCTAATTCGCCAAGTAAAAAGGCCTTCCGTTGGTGGGTCAGCCTATTGCCGTACTTCTCTTTCATAAGCGCGGAAATATGCACTATCGCCTCGTCTATTTCGGCGAGTGTTATCTCCTCGTTAATAATCATGAAAGCTATTTTACTGTTTTGCGCGCTTTCCGTTTTTCTTGGTATGTCCGAATTTCTTCGGCGCGATAGAAAACAGCCTTGCCTTCCTTTTTTACCCAGCTAATCGTGCGGCGGTATTGCAGCTGGCGTAAATTATTCATATTTACGCCCAGATACTCCGCCACTTGATTGCAGTCCCAGAGTTCATCTACCACGGCGCATCCTCGGTCTTATGCACAGAGGTCACAACGGCGGCCTGATTCTTGGGCGCTCGCGGGATAATCGAGAAGCTCGTGCCGGAAATCTCTAGCGATGTCTTTGCAACGCCATCTTTGCCGGTGAAGCTAGATTGAGAAAATTTGCCGACAACAAGAACCTTGTCACCCTTTTTCAAGCTATCAACAACCGCATCAGACTTAGAGTTCCAAAAGGTAACCCGAAACCAGATTGTGTCTCCATCCTCATACTGCCCATTGACCTTTTGGCGCGGCGTGTGCGCTAGGGAGAATGATGCGAGAGATTCATCCTTGAAAAACTTCATCTCTGGATCAGAGCCGAGATTGCCTTCGATGATGATTTGGTTCATTTTTCGCCTTTCGTTCGGGATTGCTTACATTACTACGGCTTGCACCGTTCCGTCATTTTTAAGTAGCGCCCATGACCCATCGGGGCAGAGAAACGGGACATCCTCGGGGTCGCGCCAGCTAGAGACCATCCAGCCATTGTTAGTGGCCATTGTCGGCTGTGAATGAATAGACATCGAGCCGAGATTGTGGCACTCATGATGGACGCGGATGAGGTTAGCCACCGAGTCCTTGCCCCCACGGGATTTGAGCTTTCGATGGTGCAAGGCCATAGATTCAGTTGCCGGCAATCCGCAGGTTTCGCAGTAATGTCCGGCACGCTCCTCCACGGCCTTGACGATGTCTTGATTCATTTCATGACCACCAATGCAGAAGGAAACGGAGCGCCTTGTTTCGACCCGCCAAATTTAAGCCGGCCGCGAATAAACCGCACCTCGTATTTTATGCAATGGTCGTGCCACCATGCTGTATCAGTTCGAGAAGGCACTAAGCACACAACGGTTGCCCCCCCCCCAGCCTGAGCATCGGCTTTAGCCACCCATGCTTTAATTTCTCGGCCATACGGCGGGTTTAGCCATATTGGAGCTGAGCAATCTGCCGCCCAATCCCGAGCGAAAGCATCGCGGCGAGATTCATCGGGGTGATCGGGGCCATACCAATTACTTGGCACAAGCGTTGAGGATTGCAGCGCGGCTGCATCAAGGCCAAAATTAAACTCGGCATTCACCTTGGCAAAATAATCTCGCGGGGTAGTCCATGTGCTATCCAATGACGAGAACATTCCCGAGGTCATTACCATTTAATACCAGCCCAGCCTTTTCTCGTGACTCCATGCTTTACACGCCGATCCATATCGGACAGAAATGTAATGCAGGCCATAATCTATCTGCTTTAACGGATTTGTGGGCTTGTACTCGAATTTATAATTGCCCCATGTCGTTGGCAAGAATTGAGCAATGCCAAACGCCCCCGAGGACTTATTCAGGGCGCGGGGATTCCAGTGAGATTCCTGAGTCCACAGCTCGTTAAGGCAGGCAAATTGGCGCGGGTTGTCGAGCTTTATCTTTGCGTATTTCTGAGCGCCGATATTACTCCACGGCGCAAAAGCAGCCTGAGCATTTACTCCTTGGCAAAGTCCAACCGCGAGGGCTATTACAAGGACTTTGCGGCTGGCGCGTATTAGCGCGCCTTCTCCCGTCCGGCGCAGACTTGGCAGGCGTTGCCCGCATATAACCACTCACCGCAGGAATGACGCGAGATTTTGCGGTCTTCTTCAATCATTGTCGTGCTATTCATTTTCGATCCTTTCGATAGCGAATAGTGCTCATATTTTAGACCATATCCCCCAGCGCAGGTTGCTAGGGGATGGCCTTCCACGCTCAGAGGATTAGGAGACTCTGGCGCAAACTTAGTATTCGATGCCGATAAAGCAAAAGCCCAAATTCAATTCGATACCGTAGCGGTCAATCTGAATGCCGAACCAGAGCCCGCGAATGATGCCGAAGTGAAGCCACACCTTGCCGATTTGCTTCTCTCTATACATTCGCCTTCTCCTGTTCAACTTCGATATTCTGCAAAACGATGCAGTGCTTGCAGACATAAACTCGGTAATTTAGATATAGGCCTTTGAACAGTTTTTTATTTGCGGCCGAGCAGAAATTACATTGAGCCATTATGCCAACCCCTTCTCTATGGCTTGAATAGTGGGGCAGGGATACGGAAGTTGATAAGCATCACCTTCAACTGTCGCTTGTTCGCAATGATAACAAGCAAGGTATTCCTCACGCTCCCCAAAATGTTTTGTTTTATATGGCTTATGCAATTCCACTACTGCATAAAGGGCCATTGCTAAATCTGAATTTGCAAGTTCGCCAGTCCAATTATCGTCTATTTTTGCTAGCAATTCATCGTGTGTCATTCGCCCTCCCGATCCAGAAAACTTTGCACAACTTCCATCGCCTCAATCATTCCCATGCGGAACGCAAACTCCCAATCCGGCGTTGCGTTCGGATGCTTCGTGCGGCGGAAATCCCACTCAGCCCCGCCAATCAGCTCTAAAACCTCTTTGAGAACCTCGGTGCGGTGTTCTTCCAAAATAATGTCAAGAGTCTTTTCCATTGCTTCGCCTTTCATGGATACATTAAGTCTTTGCAGAATTGGCTCATGTGGTCAGGCTTGACCTTGCAGGGCTTAGGGGTAAGCGCATCGTTGATAAGATAAACAGCTCCGATGATGAGGATGCTGGCGATTATTTTCTTTGTGCGGCTGCTCATTTTTCTAACCACCAAACTAATTCCAAAAGCGCGCCAACGAGCAGCGGCAATCCGATAAAGAGAAGCAGCATCACAACGCACCTCCGAAGTCGGTGGTAATCATGTATGTGTCATCCGCGGTGTCGTAATAAACCCGAGAGTCGCGGCCAATGCCTTCGAGGAAAGCTCTGACGAACAGCACATCGGCGTATCGCTCTACCCAATATGCGCGCTCATAATTCCAGTCAATCGGCTCAGTGATCTCAAAATCTATGTCCTCGAACCGACCCTCTTGTAGCTTCCAATCCTCTCGATATGCATACCAATTTGTCGAGTTGATAGTGAGTTGCTCAAAATCTTTAGATGTAATTTTCATGTTATGCACCTACTTTTTCCTGAGCAGGAATGATGTAAGTCATGCGGTTTATGATTTGGCAGCCATACATACGAGGCATACCGCCCCAAGTTCCGATCTCATAAAGGTTGGTCTCAGCTAAGTCGTAAGACTCGTTCTCCTCGTATTTCTTGCCGGAGATTTCTTCAAACTTGGCGATTAGCTGGGCTTTATATTCGTTAGAAATTTGGCGGCTGGTGAAAACAAAATCCGCTGCAAAATGAACCTCTGTTGGCATTTCGTCTCCTTCAAGGAGAATCAAAGAGTTGTGATATGACTTCAAGTCAATCATGCCGTCAAATGATGCTCCTTGGTAAAACTTTGCAATCGCATCAACTTCCTTCTCCATTGGGCCATCAACCCATGAAATGTCAATCGAAGATCCGCCCGAGTATGAATGAGAGCGAACCGAAAACTTGGTCGAAGAAAAAGAATTTTTAAGGGTCTTGCGAATCATCTTTGCTGTATCTGTTGTCGAGATTCTTGTTGCCATTTTTCAGCTCCTAATCTGTGGGGCGCTTTGCCCTGTTGAAGAACAGATTACGGCAGATAGATTACGATTTCAAGCGTTTTAGCCATTTACGGGAAAAATTTTTATATCGGCCCCCGCAGCCTCGGAATAGACTTTTCGGGCCCGAATGTCCACTATTTGAGAGTCATCCTGAAAAGCCACCCCCGAGAGGGCATCGCCAACGGCCCGCAGGTACTTGTCCAAATCGGGCGCTACTGAAGGGTATTGGCGCTTTACAGAGCGCGGGCGCTGGACATAGAAGGTCACATCTAGCCCCACGGCCCCGTCTAGGGGCTTTGCGCCGGCGAATCGGGCGGCTAGGGCTATGGATGCCCTCCAGACGGCGAGCGCCGAGCCCTGAGAATGCACCATAATCCCGTTGCCCACGCTTTTCATCGAGCCTTGGGGGATGGGCTTGCCATCCACCCGGAAGCTGATCAAAGCCTAGCCAATCAGGATGACAGGGTCTGCGGCGATTTTGTGGGCTTCTTGCTGCCCATTCGTCAAATAGATGTCAAACACCCCGTGGAAATCTGGGCCATCTATGGACTTAACGATGCCGGTGAATCCCTCCACCTGCACCTGATCGCCACACTGAATCTGTGATGGTGATACCACAGTCATAGCTCCTCCTTCGTAATGCTTACGGATTATGGTAACAGATTACTTATGTTCCGCGCCTGATTTCATCCAAGATTTGGCGGGCATTTGCGGGCATAGGAACGCCCTGTGCGACCTCGGAAGCGGTAAATCGAGGTGGAGTCCATGTCGGCGTTGTAATGGGCTTAAAACCGCTCACAGGGCTTCTAGGGGGCAACTCAGAGTCCGTCCAGCGCTCCGCATTCAGCCAAGTCGCTGCATGGGCCGTATAAGCGGGGTCGCGATTGGGATCTCCCGCGTATCGCTTTGCTCCTTCAATGATGGCTGCAGGCTCAGCCTTAGAGATGGCTTTGAGCCACGCCTTATGCGCTGCACCCTTTCCGACCTTTAGCGGATAGGCAGACCAAAAATTATCGAAATCGCCAACAGTCTTTTTATTATCTTCCTCTTTATCTTCCTCTTTATAGTTAAACGAACGCTGGACATCCGTTGAGCGTTCGTTAAGCGTTCGTTGAACGGACGCTTGCTTTCCAGCTTTAGAGGCCTTAGCTGATTTCTCTCGAACGCTGTCTAAATCCCGCTCAATCCGAGCATGAGTCCAGCTATCGCCGTCAATCTGAAAAAACTCAGCCAGCACGGATTTATTCTCGGCCCAATCCTCGGCGCTCATTCGAGCCACGAAAGCTAGGCGATCCCCGGTGTTATCTAATGGCTTGCCGCGTTGCCAGTAATTCATCAACAGGAGCATATAAGCGCCATGTTGCTGGGCTGAAAGATGAGCTGTGTCAGCTAGGTAATCGCTGACATATAGTTGCATATAGGGCAGCGATGTCATTTCAGCACCCACATAATCAGGCAAGTAATAGCAAGGGCTGAGCCTATGAGATATGGCATCCACTTATCGTTAATCACCAGCGCTCCTCAATTAAAGTCTGCGCCATCTTTAGGTGAAACTTCATCGCATCCCTATCGTTGGCATCTTTACACTCTGCCGCCTGCTCGATATGCCAGTCAATAACATCTATCGTGTCCATGTGTCTCCAATCGCCTCGTACACCATTTGCCTTGTTATGCCTCGGTCTGCAAACTCCGCCAATACGGTGAGTCGCAACTCCAGCTTTTTATCATCTACTAACGAGCGCCTTTCCTCTGTCAGCATCCCGCCCCATACGCCGTAGTCCTCGTTCTCTGCGGCGTAGGCAAGGCACTTGTTCCAGATAGGGCAGGCCAAACATATCCCTCTAATAACGGCGGAATCAACCACCTTAAAAGAGCGCTGCTCCTCAATGCGATAGAAGAAGTTGGTGGGCAGGCCGCGACAGGCAGCCTGCTCCCAATCTACCTCTGAATACTTGGGCATCCAGTTGCTCCTGTCGGATCGTAGTAGGAGCAGTACGGCGCGCAGAACTGCACCATTTTTTCCGGCGCTGGAGGAAGTAGCTCGATTGCATTTTGTTTGACCTCGGCTAACCATTGCAGACCCCGCTGTGCTATCTCTGGGTCAAATGCCTCGGTGTGGACTTTAATATCGGAGAATGCGCCATCTCTGGCGATAGCTACAAGTGAGACTTTATCTACCTCGTATCCGTTATTCGACAGAAGCCATCCGTATAGCTGGACTTGCATTTTTTGTTGTTCGCTCGGAAAGAACCGCAGGCTTTTTACCTTTGTCGTTTTCCAATCCACAACATGGCGCTCGTCCTTTATATACAAGTCGCAATGACCCTTTAGCCCATCGAACTCGAACTCCTGCTCAATAAGGAAGTTATCTTTGAACGGGTCTTCTCGCTTGATGGCCTCCGCAACACCGGCATGAATAAAAGTGCCAAGGATTGCAGCTAGTGATTCAGTCTGATTCAGCTTCGGTGTGCCGATGATTTGGTGGTACACGCGCCGGCGGCAATCTCCGATTTGTGATGGCCCTATCTCAACCTGTAGAGAGCGGTCTTTCTGATTATCGTGCGCCGTCAAAGCGCCTGAAAGCATTTTCTGGATATCCATTAAATGTCCATCGCTGTTCTGACCGATGTGCCGATGGATCGTGCGATATCCACCTGCACACGAAGCCGAGACACATTCGCGCGATTGGCTTTAACGATTGCCTCGTCACCGGCAACTATTCGATGCAGGTCTCGGTTTTCCAGTAAAGCCATATCTTCTCGCTCGCCAACTGTGTAATTCTTTCCAGTCGGAGACGATTTATTAGCCAGAGATAAACGCGAACTTGCCATCGCAATTTCGTAGCTGGCTTTGTTTTGATGATAGAGCGACTCGGCGTGGACTAAATCGTCATGCGCTTGGTCAATCAGCTTGCTCAACTCTTTCAGTCGAGCCTCAACCTGTACTGGCGTGACTACGCTCATTTGTCACCGAGAGCAATCTGCGCGCAAATATCCTGCACCTGTAATGCAACATTCTCAATTCCAGACTTGACGATGAGCTTGCGGTTCGTGCCGAAGTCAATCGCGCAAATCCGATCGTAGATGTCTAGGCGGATTTCAGCCTCTAGCTTTGCGGTCATTTTGAGAAGTAGCTCGTTCAGCGTATCGTCATTTTTTGCGCCGAGAACTAGCTTGCCCTGAACAATATCCCAGTGCTTTCCTGTGCAAAACAATTTCATAGCATCATTCCCGATTCTGCGTAGCGCCACACAATGCAGCTGTTTCCGTTTTCATTTTTGCGAGTTTCGCCTGTGTCAATTAAGTAGCCTTCTTTGACAAGCCATCCGCGAACTGGCCGTATGGTGTTGCCGTCAATGTGCAAGTAGCGCTCTGCCTCTTGGTCGGTAGCTCCCTGCATTCCGCGGTTGATAAAAAATTCATAAACCTTACGGCGGATAGATCCAAGTGCTGGCTCGATTTTTTCGCGGGCTTCCATGGATGTGTTTCTCATGACAAGTCCTGAACTCGCTTGTTGAGGGCATCCTTAATCGTTGTCCCTCTCACGGGAAAATCCAAGTTATCTTTTTCATCCTGCCAAATCTTGCGCAGGGCATCCACCTCGTTAATTTCTTGAATCATGTCAAGGATTTTTTCTAGGCGCTCGGTCTGCTCTGGGGTCAAGGTGCGAACCGCGTAGGGTGCTTTGACCTTTCCATAGCGCTCGACCTTTTCCATCTCCTCACGGCTTGGGCGCTTATTGCCCGAGAATGTGAAGTTGGCTAAAGCTCGCCCGATGGCTGAGGTTTCGCATACTTCTAGAGCCGATGTCTTGGTCACCATAGATGAACCGACAATCTCCTCGGCCATGCCGGAGGTCACACAGCGCTCATCCTCACGATCGGTGAAAACGAATGCCTGCACGATGAATCGAGAATCATCATTGTGAAGGATTTGTGTGTGGATTCTGCCGTTGGGATATTGCTCCCAAAACTTCTTTACTCGGGATTCGACTGTGTCGTAATCCTCTAGGTTGAACTTACCTGCCATTTTTTGCCTTCCGTTGGGGGATTCCTTCTCTGAAATCCTGTTGAGGCGAACGCTAGGCGATAGATTATGCAAAGACAAGCATCCCGTTTCGGCGCGCCGCGGGCTAGGATAGGAGCATGATTCGAGTGCAAATTAGCCTGTGGAGCTTGGCCGTTATGGTTGAAGCTGAGCTGAAATATCCTGACCAGATTGACGATATATGCAACAGGGCTAATAGCTTGTTTGTTACAGGGCTCATGGCTGCCAAGAATCAGGGCATAGACATCGTCCAGCCTGAGCTAATAGATGAGGACGAGGACTAGGGCTTAGCCTGCTCCATGAAGTAAAAGGGCGCGGCTGTATATGGGTCGTGAATGCTTGCAATTTCTAGGGCTTTGCTTATACTCGCCCCCGCTTCCAGCGCCCCAATCGCCAGAGATGAGCCAGAGCCCACGGCATAAAATCCTGTGCTGCTCATGCTGACCGCAAAGTCATCGGCAATATCAAAAACCTCGCCAGCAACGGCAATGAGAAACGCAAACTTGGTTTCATCATCTGCCTCTTGCCACTTATAGTCCTGATCCTTAAAACAGTTTTTCAGGCTAGGCACGGCTTTTGCAATGATGAAGTGATAGATGTCTTTTTTATCTGTAGCCGTAGGGGTGGGCGGTGTCCAAATATGCTGAGCAATATCGCACGCCGCGCTTTCACCACTCCCGGCAATGATGAAAGCGCCTCGTTGCGTAATCTTGGTCATTCGGGGATGGCTGTACTTGCGCGTTGCAGTCACCAAAGAGTCAGCGCCAAAATACACGCCGTCATCTTTTTGTATTGCAACGATGGTAGTCATTAGTCCAGCCAAACCTTGTAAGCCGCAGTGACGCGACCCTTTATTGGATCAACGAAGTGCAAGCGTTGTGATGGGGTTGCGGATGCTGCGAGCATGACTCCAGCGTATCTGTTGTCTGATTCCGTAGAACCTGTTTGATAGACACTACCTTGACCGTTTGCCATCGCCCATTCTGCGTGCGTGTGGTAGTGGCCGATATAAACATCTCTAAACTCCCAAGGATACGCCCCGCTTCGCCAACGATTGGCGTGCTGAACGATTGCTCCCGGACTTGCGAATCCATTTCTGCCTACCTCGTCTCCGTGAATGAGAAGTGCCTTGTAGTTGCCGATTTCCACGCGCTGAATGTCCTCGGGGCATTCTTGCCATGTCAATCGCTTTTCGCCGGCGAGAAGCTGCCGAGCAAGCTCATAACACATTCGGTCAAAGTTATCCGAGCGCGGAACATTGTCGCGCTTAGAGCCGATGCGACCATGGTTGCCCCATTCAGGAACAACTGTCACTTTAGAATAGTTGGCGAGCGCATAGCGAACAACATCCACGCAGAGCCGCGAAACATTGACATATTGCTCAAAAAGTGTGGCATCAACCTCGAACGCTTGGCTCGGGAAATTAAAAAGTCCCTCGACCATGTCACCGCCAAACATAATCACGCACTCATTGACGGGATGATCCGCGCGCATGATGTCGGTGATGGTGACGGCCTTCTCTGCGAAGCTGAGAACGCGAGTCCTCATCACTTCCGAGTTATAGGTTGTCGTTCTTTTAGCGCCTTGCCAATCGGTCATGTGCCAGAGCGCCACTTCCGATTTCTTCTTTCCCGCAGGTAGTTTTCGTTCTTTAACTGGTTCGATTGGGCCCATTCCCAAAACAGCGTCGTGCGCCGCTTGGTGCGTGACCTCGACCAATTCATCCGTGCGCTGTTTCGCTTGCAACAGTTGTTTTTGCACGCGCATGAGCGCTTTGCGAAGCTCCACGACATCACTTGATTCAATACCCTCTGGAAGCGCATTTAATCTATCCTCTAAGCTCATCTAGTCCTACAATCGTTTGGCCGTGCTGGGTATAGCCGGATTTGTCGAACCATGAGTCCTCGTGGAACGGGTTATGAAATAGGCGAACAGATTTTAGAGCGTCCATCATGAGAGCAACTTGATAAGCGGGGATGTCATCCTCTAGCTTCAAGAATCCTGCCCATACGCGGCCAATGGCGGTGAACTCGATATATGGATCGCCATACTCGCCCAATCGCTCCTCTAGGATTTCCT